AGTTGCGCTGCTTCAAACAGCGGATAAAGGCTTCTTCGGGCCACGGGAACTCAAACGACTCCGCCTCGATCCCCAACACCTCGGGCATGTCGCGACGGATCATCCAGCGGATATGGACACGGACTTCGGTGGCGGTCACGACGCAAGCTCCTCGTTACTTTCAGACAGGGACTGCGAGTCGCTGCGTCCCTCGCGAAACAGCGGTCGCGATTCATCCTGCTCCGTCTCATTCTTCGCTTGGATGTCAGCGAACTTGACGTACTCGCCTTCGGGGTGCTCGTGCATTGAACTTTGGTATAGTCGATAGCGTTTCATTTCTTCACCTTCCCGGTAACCTGATATTCGATCCCTATTGCACTGGCCACTGCCTCAATCACCTGTACCGGAGACTCGCGGATGTCGTTGGCGCAGTACCTCAACACCGCCCACCCAGTCTTGGCTGCCGCGTTGTACTTCTCCATGTCCCGACGGTAGCCTTTACCTCTCGTGTGCCGCCCTCTCGTCCATATGCCGCCTTCGAGTTCGACGGCCACTTTGTAACCCGGCCACGCTACGTCGAACTTCCACCTTCGAATTGCGTGGAATCGGTACTCAGTTTGGTACTTGATTGCCGGCCCAATCCGGTCCCACATCGCGCAGAATTCGTCTCGCAGGTCGTACCGAGTTGGCGGCAACCTGGAGGCGTGGCGCTTCGCGTCTTCCCTTATAAGTTCAGCCAGCGGCTTGCCGCCAATGGTTGCCGTCGCAATTTGGTCTGGCTTAAAGCCAAGTCGGCGGAGGTCGTCGGCAAGCGTCATTTCGCATCCATCTCCTTGATCCACCGCCGACCGGCGTCGGTGATCTCCAGGTTTCGCCACCCTGTATCGTAGGCGAATCCGATGGCTAACAGCCGCCTACCAGGCTCAGACTGATCGGCGACGTATCGAACCCCTCGTTCCAGTTCGCGTAGTAGTTGCTCTTGGGGCTTGGTGAGCTTCATGGCGTGGGCTCCTCTTGTGCGTTCAATAGTGCTTCAGCGAAAGTGTCTCCCTCCCCGCTCCTGCCGTTGACGATCGCCGTCCACCAGCCGCCAACACAATCCGCGAGCACGGCAGCGTTTCCATTGTGCTGGATGATCTCGGTTGCCTTCATCGCCAAGGCCGCTGAGCGAGCCCATGGTTCGCAGATGCGGTCCGGGACAAACCCTAGCACCTCGCAACGCTTGGGACACTTCTTGGAACACCACCCTACGCCGTGCTTGTCAAACTCTGGTTTGTAGTTGCTCATCTCACCCTCCCAAAAATCACCGTGCTCATCGCGTCCACCTCGGCCTGGGTTACCGGGCCGTCTTAGTCTTGCGCTGCTTTTCTGTAGCTGGGCCAATCGCAAAACGCATAGGTCGCGCCGTCTCGAATCCTGTCAACCAGCGACGTACCCAGCTTCTCGCCTGCCTCTTCACCTCCCTTGATGTTCAGGCTCATCCAGGTCGGCTTCTGATCGCGGTAGCGCCGGTCGATGATCCGCCAGAGCATGTTCGCTTGATACTCTGTCAGCCTGCCGAACTGAGGAACCGGGTCGCTCAAAACCAAGACGGTCGGCGAAGTGTACTCAGACAACACCTTGGCTTCCGGCCGTTCTGAGTCGATGGCGTCACGCAGCGAACCGAATAAATCCTGGGCGTTGTGCCACGAGGAGGTGAACCCAAGGGACACAGCCTCACGGACAGCGCCGATTAACAAGTGGTCCTTCCCTGTTCCTGGTGGCCCAAACAAAATGAGTCCATTGCCGGCCGCAACTTGGCTTTCGATTTCCTTCACGTAACCGCGGACCTTTTCGAGAGCGTGTCGTTGCTTGTCGCTCGTGGTTTTGTAGTTGTCTAGGGTGCAGTGTTCGTATCGGCGGCCGATATGTTTCAGCAAATTCGCCAGCCTCCGCTTGATCTCGGCTCCGGGATTGATTGGCGGACTGTTGCCGTAACGCATTCCCGTAGACGAAGCCTCTTGCGTTTTGATTCGCTCTCCGATTCTCCCGAGAACTTCGTCGAGAACTCCGACTGACTCAGAGGACTCCGATGGTCGGGTCTCGCTTCGCCGCTTCAGGATCGTGTCGTTGACCTGGGCCAATAGCTGATCGTCGTTTGTCATCTTGTTTTTCCTCGAAGATACCTTGCCACCCTTTGGATATAGACCATTGAATTGCCGCGATCGCCCGGACGGGACCCCACTCCGCGAGTTGCTTCAGACTTCGTCTCTCTTGGGTTGGCGTCAGGGCGTGCTTGATTTCTTTCCGGTGCGTCCGCCATTCCGACCAAGCTGCCCGAAACTCCGGACTGTCGATTTCTTCTGGAAACTGGATTAAGGGGGTAGGTGGTTTTCTTTCATGGTCCTGTTCATGGTCCTGTTCCTGTTCCTGAGTAAGGGAAGGGCGCTCGTCAACCTGTTTGATGGTTGACGCACAGGCTTCCGGGAAGGCATACGGTATGCCTTCCGGGAAGGCATACGGCTGTTTGATGGTTGACGCGAACGCTTCCGCGAAGGCATGATGGAAGCCATCAAGAAAGGCTTTAAGTCGCGCGTAGAGCGTAACTTGCAACGCGCACTCTGGAATTTCCCCCCAAAACTTAGTCCAAGATTTCACCGCATTAGCCGATTGCGGAGGGTTGTAGCGGATGAAGTTTGGGACCCCAACAAACGATGCGGTTTCGTCGTATTCCAAGAGACCTCTCGTGTGGGATTCGTAAAAAGCATCCCGAAAAGCTTTCGCAGTCCATCCTAATTCGGTGGCCATTCCTGGAATTGTCGCGCGCATCGCCCCCACACTCGTCATGTGAGGGTGGGTTAGGACGAACAAAAACACAAACTTGCCGTGGTCCGACATCCCGCGGAATTTCGCATCGCTCCAAATTCTCGTGTCGATGTTTCGGTATCTTCCCATGTCGTCAATACTCCGTGCGATGCGTCCGCCGTCCCCTCCTTTTCGCCTTCGGCCGGCTCCCGGAACCCCCGAGACGTCAACCGGCCGAAGGCAGACAATGAATCACTGCTCGCCCCTCAGCACTCGCTCGCGGATCTCTTCGAGGTAGTCAGCCACCGTGACAGCCGGAACCTCCGGGTATTGATTCTTCCAGAAGCGAGTCAGCACCAGCCAGAGTTGCTCGCCGAACGGTTCCTTGTCGTCCACGTGCTTGCGTGGCGTCTCCTCCTCCGCTTCCTCGCCCTCCGAGTCGTCTTCATCCTCCGTCGCATCCTGGGGCGTTGTGGGCGATTCTGCGGGGTCGTCGTCGGGTTCAGCGTCGGGCGGCGGCTCGCGGCATTCCGTGCAATCGCCGTCCTCGTCGAATGTCGTAGCGCCGCAGTTAGGGCACTTGCGCTTACCGATGTTGGTCGTGTCGATGGTGCGACCGTCGCGGCCGGTGCGTGAGGTTTGACTAGCAACGGTTGCTAGTGACTCCAGTTCTTTTCGTCTGTTGGCGACCATTGTGTGAGAAACGCCGAGATACTCGGCAATCTGGTGGTCGCTCATCTTCGCCCCGTTCGGGTGCAGCAAGGCAGCCTTTACGGCCTTGGCTTTGTCGGGGTTGGTTCTCCGAACTCCATGTGTCTGGTTGGCTGAATACGAGAACCAGCGAGCGTCTTCCTTGGTGCCCTGCCTGACTTCGCAGCTAACCTTGTCGAGCTTGGCCTTTCGTGCCGCGTGCCAGCGGTGGAATCCGTCCGCCAGCCAGTAGTCGGTGCCGTCGAAGTAGACGACCAACGGAGGCATTGTCGCTTCGGCCTCGTAGGCGTCAGCGTATTCCTGGACCACATCCAGGTCGATCTCAACCCTTGGCTGCGTGTCGCCGTCGAGCCGAATTTTTGTTAGCAGCACGGACTTTGTTGCCCAACTTCGGTGGCCTGCCTTCTTTCGCGGCGTCTTCGCCGGTGCTCGTGAGCCGATACCAGACATCTCCATTCTCCTTTTTCTTTTCGATCCACCCGGCACGGAAATAAATCGACAGAATGAAAGCCGCCGCCTGTCTTCGGCCTTTATGGATCTGCTCCAATATCGACAGGCCGTGTCCAGAATGAGCCGACCCTCTCTTGGATTGCTTCCTCGTCCATATTTGATACCGCCTGATTGCCTGTTCTGGCGGAAGTATTTCTGCACAAGCTTCCGCAACCTGGCTTAACGAAACCCACCGCGATCTACCCGCGTCGGTCCTAAGGATACGAAACACATCCCGAGCGCGAATGGCTATCTTGTGGTATCCCGACGGATGACTCATCGTTGCTTCCCTTTCAGTATCATCTTCATTCGGAACTCAACGCGCCGATACAGGTCGCCGATGGCCGCTCGATCCACCTCGGATGATATTTGTAGGCCCGTCATGTCGGAGAATCCCTGCCCAGCCAAGCCAAAATCCAGGAAGTCGGCAAGGCTTTTCAGTTCCCTCATTAGCCTGTCGCGGCGCGGACGCATCGGGGCCTTGTGGGTTGTGCCGTTCGATTTCTTCGCCGGCTTCTGGGCTTCGGCGACGGCCAGCTCGCGTTCGAAAGCCTTGATCGTGTTGAGCCGCTCGGAGTGGGTTTTGTTTTTGCGAACCGCTCCGACGATCTGCTTTACTCGCTCGAACCCTGTCCCGTGTTGAGCGACCAAAGCGCCGATCTTTGTTTTCAGTCCGTCGTCAGAAACTTTCGCGATCTCTCCAAGGCTGCTGGGAGAGATTGCGTTAGCGTTCACCCCGGCCTCCGCGAGTTGCTTCCGCTGGTCCTCGGCTCGCAAGTGCAGATTGATCGTGCTTTCCGCGAGATTGAAAAGCTTGCGAGCGTCTTCCGGCCGCATGCCGAATTTGCGAACTAGGTGCATGGCGTGAGCCAGCCGCTCCTCCCAGCTTGAGCGACCTCCGTGGTTCACGTTGGCCGAACGAGTTGCAGCCTCGATTAGCATGGGGTCTGCCGTCTGCAAAACGTAGACTTCAACTTCGGGATCGCTTTTGCCGTTCTCCTCTGCCAACTCGCCAAGGGCCGTGCATCGCTGGACTCCGCTGGCGAGTATGTACTTCGACTTTCCGCGATAGACGACAGGTCGCATGAACGGATTGCCATTCCCCATCGCTGTCTTGTAGTCGTCCACGAGTTGACGCACGATGGGCTTGTCAAGACGTGCACTGTTGTACTCAGACTCCCTCATGTCAATCTCAGACAGACGATGGGTCTCAACTGTGGCGTCGATGCCAATCGCCCGAAGGTCACGCTCCTCGAACACGTCTGCGATCCACTCAATCTTCTTCATGCCTTCCTCCTTCGTAGTAAGCGTCAAACAAACGACACACAATTCCTTTGACTCGGCAAGAACCGCTCCGGCGGCGTCCGCTGCTCGAACCGCAGCCGCCGGGCGTGTGATAGTTCCACGCAGCAAGACGGCCGCGGGAAAAGAAAGACGCCCCGGCCTGCAAGCTGCCTGGACACTGATGGCGCGGGGCGTTGTAGTTCGGTTTGCATCATGCTTTTCCGCATCGTGCGGGTTCCTTTTTGTCCTAGTCAGTCGTCAATCCCAGAGTTCGTCGTCATCTTCTTCCCAGTCGTCTTCTTCCTCTTCCCACTCGTCCCAGTCGTCGTCCTCTTCGTCCCAATCTTCTCCTGGGTTCGCCCCTTGGGTCGGGTCGCGTCGGGGGTCGGTTGCGTCGGACATGGGCTGGCCTTTCGCAAATTGTGCATCCCGGCGCTACGCACGGAATCGGTAGCGCCGGGATGCCGCGGATGATGCGCGGTCAAAAGGGAATATCCGTCTCTCCCTCTTCGTCGCCGGGCTTGAACGTCTCGGTCAGCGGAGACGCCTTTTTTCCGTTGGGCCTCGGAGCAGTTGCCGCCGTCGCTGCTGCCGGCTTCTTCTTCAACTGCTTGCCGAACATGGCGTCAAGCTTGCGAATCGCCTGGTCGTCCAGCGGCTTGACTTCCAGGCCACCACCGTTGCTGGCAATGCTCCATTTCTCGCATGGATCGCCGGTCTTGTAGTGAGCTTCGTGATTGCAGGAAAAAGCCAGTTCGTTGCCGCGAAGGTCGCAACATTCCGGATCCTCTTCATCGAACTGGCGATAGCTGCCGCCCGTGAATCCGAGTGTCTCAAGATCCTGAGTCACATAATCTATTGTCTTTTCCGTGATGGAACGGAAGATTGTGCGTTCGTACTGCTGCATCACGGGCAGCAAGTTTCCGTCAGGATCCGCCGGATCGACTTTCCCTAGGACGGTGAACGACAGCACCAGTTGCGGCGTTCCCGTGCTAGCTTGCCCGAGCTTCTGTCGCGTGATCTTTCCCCAATAACGTCCAGGATCGTAGAAGGGCCTAGCCATTGTTCGCCACCTCCTCTTGCTTGATGTTTCCGTTGCGGGCCGCCGTGATGGCTGCCTTGAAGTTCTTCCACCCCTCGTCTCCGCTGTCGCCCATCGGAATCTCCGAAGACAACCCGAGGCGGTTGCCGGCGTCGTACGCTGCATGACGTTCGGTGTAGAGCATCCGGGATTGGCCGACGCCCTTACCCTTCTTAGTGATATTGTTCTCGTCGCGCTTCTGAGCCATCTGCACGAATGTCTCGAAGTTGCCGAAGAGAATCACGTCAGCCCATTTGTGAGACAGGCCCCAGGTCTTCTCGTGCATGTCCGGGGCGTAACGGTCAAAGTCCGGACCGTCTGGATTCTTGAACGTCTTGACCTTCGTATGAACAAGGCACACGAGTGTCATGCGACGTTGCTCTCGCAGGGCATCCAGGGCGATGAGCAGTTGCCGCCAGTCGTTGCAGGAGACTTCGTATCCGCGCATGTAGCCCATGAAACCGCGGTCGGTCCAGTCGCCGCCAAAATCACGGCGACAGACTTCCTCGTGGCATAGCTTCTCGGCGCCGTTGAGGGTGTCGATCACCAGCGTCTTGTAGGTGTGCTCGTCAGTAGTCAATGACTCCACTGCCGACAGCAATTCCGGCCACGTCTGACACTCCGGGAAATGCGGGACTTCGGGCAATCTCCCAGCGTCGATCAGCGTTTCCAGCCCGGTTTCACCACGAGACTCGATGAAGATTGGGTTCGGGAAGTGCGCGCCGAACGTGGTCTTGCCCCACTTCTCGGTCGCGTGGACAATGTATCGGTTCGGTAGCCCCGAACCCTTCGACGTTACGTCAGCTAACGACAGACGTTTCGTCGGCGTCGCTACGGATGGCGAGTTCGTTACCCGCCGACTCGTTGCAGTTGCCATGGATAGGCTCCTTGGGTAAAAAACTAGACCACCACGCCTCTAGCGCGAGGTGCCACAGGTGGCCAAACAACAAAGCTTCTCGTTCCTCTTCGTCGATTCGCTCGATGCCCAACTCGTATTCGTAGTAGTGCTTCCGCCGGCACGTCTGGAAGCATCGGATGCGGCTGTTGGTCAGCACGCTTTTTCCGTCGCCGTCAAGCGTCGGTAGTTCGCGGTGGACTTGCGCCTTTCTCGCCCACTTGTCGGAGTCTGCTGAATCGTGCCCGCTGCAAATTCCCAGGAACTTGCATGGAGAGTTGTACAGCAGACACGCTCCCGAGTTGCGAGCGTGACGTCCGGTGTTCCGGGCGTGAAGGATCTCCTGGCCGTGCTCCCACAACTCTCTGGCGTAGTCCAGGATTTCGGCATCTAGCCGCGGAACAGCCCGACGCTGGAAGTAGTATTGCGGCCGTTCGACCGTGCAGTCATGGGCCAGGCGCGCCTCGTACATCTCTAGCGTCTCGCGATCATCCAGTCCGACGGCCGTGATGGACGCCATCGACATTTTCCGGCCGAAATAGGTTTGGCTGGAAACGACCGATCGCACCTCGGCCTTGGTGATTTTCTTAGGACTGACAGTCGGCTTGTGCATCACGTCCCACACCGCACCATCGTATTTTTCGCCGTTCTGCCATGCCAAGAGCATGTAGTGGGAAACCTGTCCTTCGATGCAAAGCTGCCGCCAATACGCCCCCGCGGGGTCGATGATGTCTTGCGAAGTTGTCTTGTGATCGAACAGGATCTTGCGCGAGGTGTAGATGGTTTCGACATCCAGCTTGCCGGCCGTCTGAAAGGTACGACTGGTCCTCTCCGTGTCGGGGTTGAGTAGATCAGCCTGTACGGTTCGTTCAACGGCGGTCGGGATATAGCCAGCATCGCGATAGAGTCGGTCGTACCCGACGATCAGGGCGCGGCACTTGGCGATGATGAGGTCGGTTGCTTCATCGACGCGGCTGGCATCGAGCACGTCAAGGGCAGCTTGCACGGCGTTATTGTCTTTCATGTTTCGTTCCCCAAACCAACACCATCTAGTAGTTCACTCCCCCGCATTCATGCAGTCCGTAGCACTCCGGGCATAACTTCGCAGAGCACACCGGACACAGACGCACTCGCTCTGCGTCTACCATGTGGCAACGCTCGGTACACCACGCCGTCAGACGCGGAGGGTCTTGGGTCGGTTGTTGTTTCGGTGCGTCCATCTTTCACTCCAGACTCGCAACCACACACCACACGCACACAGCGGCAATCAGGGCCAACATCAGCAGGTGGGTTTTCATTCGCCGGCCCTCGAAATAATCAGTTCCATTTCGCCGATCCACAGGTTGAGGTTTCCCGCAACGCAGCGGCCCCATTCACGCATGGCACCTTCTGACCGACACTCGCGAATTCTGTCCTCGATACTGAGGGCCAGGTCTCGCAGAGCCTGAATCGCGTAGCGGCGATCGGTAGGTGTGTGGATTGTGACCTCGGTGATGCTCACGATTTGGCCTCCTCTAACTGGCGACGTAGTTCGTCCACGTGGCTACTGGTCACGATCGGGACTACTACGTCATTGGTCTGTTGTTCGCGAATCTCCTCCCACAAGGCATCGTGAGCCACGCGGGCTGTCCGGTCGAACGCGCGGCGGGCTCTGAGGAAATTCGGCAGCGTGGCAACCGTGCAATGCTCTTGCCAAAACATCAGCCGCTGCTCGGCCGCATCCATCTCGCGCTTGGCTTGCTGGTAGTTCATGGCGTTTCCTCCTTGTTATCAATGACCGGCAGTCTGGGATGCCTCTTTCTCCACTCAGTCACGGCATCCTCCAGGCCCGGGTGTCGCTGAGGCATTGAGCCACTTCGCTGCCTGGGGTGGAACACGAGCTTGACGTGGGTTCCGTTACATGGCTGAACGTCAAGGCGAATGCAGTGATCGTGCGCGAGAAACACTAAAGCCGTCAGCCCACTAAAGTCGTAGGTGGCCAGTTGCCCGGATGACATGCCGTGGTCGAGTGTCAACAGGATGTAGAGCGGATTGGACCAGTCCACTTTCTTCATCGCCCGCGAGTCGAAGTGATGCAGACCCTGCCATTCGTCGAGTAGCGCGGCGACTCGCAAGCCGACGTCGCTTGGCTGAGTCTTCGTCCAATACTTCAGGTGGTTCTCGTATAGATCGCCCATGATCTCCTCCTCACCCCCGGCCCGCAGAATCCTTCGCCGACCGGGGCAGTGAAACGCGGCTTCGTGCCGCGGGTTACGCGATAGGTCACCGAACCGGGTCTCTCCTGCGTTGCGGCGATGGGATCGGTCCTCCGGTCGTCTTGGGGCCAGCTTTCACTGGCTCCACTTCGACGATTTCCAACTGTGGCTCGTCGAAGCAAAACGAGTCGATCGGCTTTCCTTCGTGCAATGTCTGGCTCTGCACGGTCCAACGAGTGCAGCCGTTTAGCCACTCGGTTTTCCCGATGGCGATTCCCTCGTAGCCCGTCACCTTGTCGCGAACCTTGTCTCCGAGCTTCACGTTTCGTCTCCTTGTGTTTGGGTTTCATTCGCTGCGTCGATCCGCTCCTGCACTTCTTCGCGATGAACGGTCACGCCTCGCGGCGCAACGATTCCTAGCTTCACAAAGTCAGGGCCGATCTTCGTTACCGTGACCTTGATGCAGCCGGCGATTACAATGGACTCTTCCTTGCGTAGCTTCAACACCAGCATCGCTTCCTCCCTTGTTTCCCCGGGCCTCGCGTCTTGCTCAGCCCGGTACCATCCTTGCCGCCGGTTCCACCGGTCCTACCGCGCGTCGTGCGCGGGGGCGTCCTGATAGATCAACCCGTCTGCCGGGACTCGAACCCGGTAACCACGCCGCTAGTCCGGCTTCGCGGCGCGGCCAATGGCCCGTAACCCTTGGGCTCCAGACGATCAAAATTCCTCGCTTCCTCCCACGCCTCCACCAGCCCCTGCGTTGCCAACGCCACCGCGCCACCGAACAGCACGCAGCCAGTCCCCAGCAATGCCGAGTCGGTGCATAGGTCGAGCCCCGCGAATCCGCCGAGGATGATGGAGGCGAAGGTCAGGGAGGCGGCAATAGCGCGGGTGCGGGTGGTCATGGGGTGGGCTCCGTTCCTTCCGGTCTCTTCACGGCCGCACGATTCCTCGCAGCGTCACGCGCCATGAACGCCAACGGGGCCTTGTACTGCGCCTTGTGGTTGTAGACGGCTTCGATCATCTCTTGATACTGGGCCATCGTGGCTTGCTTCCGCATCATCGACGGGTTGACTTCGATACGTCGCAGGAACGTCTCTACGTCGAATTCGTCCAGGCGACACATTGAACCGACCGCGGACACGAAATTCGTCAGCGTTGCAAACGGAATCTTGAGATTGCGGCAACCGATGATCGCCACGGCGACTTTCTCGGCGTGGGCGGTGTCCTTGACCTCGTAGGTTCCCGCCTTGATGTGTTTGTTCTGGTTGCCAGACGACCCCGATTCGTTGGCAAGCAGTGCCGCCGATTGAGCCAGACCGATGCCGGTTCTCTCGGAGAAGTCCTTGACGGCTTCGTATGGAGCCTCGCCTTTGCGAAGATACCCATTGAAAAAATCCATGAACTTCCAGTGCCCTGGGCCGGAGTATTCAAGCTGGAACACGGATGCAGTGTCATCGCAGATGACATAGTAGACTCCAATGCCCAGGCTCTTGGCGGCCTCGAAGCGATGGTGTCCGGCCTTGATCTTCAGCTTGCCGTTGCCGTTGCGAACCACATGCAGCGGGTAGGCTTGAATGAAGCCGTGCTCCTTCATGGAATCGCAAAGTCCAGATAGCTTATGCAGATCGCGATTGAAGTCGCACAACTCAAACAGACCGTAGTTTTTCGTGCAGTGCAGCGAGACGCTCATTTACCTTCCTCCGCTTTCTTGATCCATGCCTTGACTTTGGCGAACGCCTTATCGCGATCAGGATCATCGTCCTGAATGCGTTCCAGTTGGCTTATGGCCATCGTGGCAAACTGCATGGCGCTACTGCACGGGTGCCGAACGACTCCGCGGCCGTCGTTGCCTTTGGTTGGCCGGTTGCTCGGCGTGTACGGCTTGCCGGTTTTGACCACTTCGCGCTGCACGGAGGCTGGCTCCATCGCCAGCTTGGCGGCAGAGGAGACGGACATCTTTCCCTGCTCCACAGCCTGGACCAATTCGGGTACGCCCTTCTCGATAACCCGCCGGCCACGATCCACCGTCGGGCCGGAGATGCCAAACTGCACGCCGATCTGGTCGCGGGACTTGCCTGCAATAGGGTGTGTAACGATTTCCACACCCTTTTCTTCTGCTTGTTTTGGTCGCCCACGGCCAGCTTCCTTGCCGCCCTGAGCCATCCTCTCCTTGGCCTCTTCTTCGTACTTCTCTCTCAGCTTCTGCGCCC